CTTTTATCTTTATTTTTTTTAAATAATTTAATTTTAATCTTTTGAATAAAATACATTAATCTATATACAAGTTGTCTAAGCATTTAAAGCCTTTTCAAAAATTTCTGCAATATGATAATGCTGATGGATTCCATAGTGTGATCCGTCATTGCCACGCTCAAAAATTCTTGGGTCTAAGCTTCTTAATTCTTCATGGCAAGCGTCTTCTTTATATACAGTTTTTGTTGTAACAAATTTTTCGTAGCCAAACGGATCTTTACCGTAATACCCTTCTATATTCCACATGTGTTCTTCGGAGTCGATATAGTTTTTATAATTTACATTAGACATCATTAAGTTAAACCCCATATCATGACTAGACCATATTAATTTTATATTAAAGTCATCACAATATTGTATTAAATGTTCTATTGATCTCATGCTATAAAAAAATGGTATATCGGGAGTTAAAATGCTTTCTAGATCAAAGGGCATCTTTTGATATTTTTCAAACTCTCTTCTTTTATTTCTTTGAAGATACAGACAAGTCATGTATTCTGGATTTGGTTCTCTAGGATCTTCTTCTCTGATATGATCAGACGTTATATATTTTCTTTGCGTTGGTATTTGCATTCTATATGGGTCTGGTAAAAGTAATAATAAAGTTTTTGGTCTACCAAACTCTTTAAAATAAGCAAATAGGTTATTTACTATAGATGGTATTGAGCCACCGACAATAGAGAGGTTAGGTATATCTACATTTATTTTTTTAGATAAAATATTTGTCCAAATAAATTCTTCATTTACTCCAACGCCAAATGTCTGTGAGCAGCCTGCGGCTAAAAAATCTTTTGATTTTTCAAACTGAATACTTCTGTACCCATAATAATTGTAATTGTATGTTATAAAATCATGCTTTTTCCCAGATTTTCCCATTCCTTTTAAATAGTTAAAATTTCCTTTATCTATTTTATTATATAAAAGAGTATTGTAGTTTTTATCTGTTAAAGTTATGTCTCCTAAAGGATTAAAGAACCATTCATTATGACTCATTTAAATTTTCCTGTTCAACAAGGTTTTGAACGTACTCTGAAAAATGTTTCCTAACTGAGCCACTCGGCCTTTGGCCTAAAGACTTCCATATTCTTTTATATTCCATGCAGTTTGAAAATGTAGTTGGGCATACAGTAACTCCATTGTAGTCTTTTAAAACTGTAGGAAGAGGAACGTGCTTACCACAACACTTACACTCTTTTGCTTTTTCTTGATATGTATTCATACTATTTCCATCCCTTCCAAGGCATCTGACAAACTTTCTGGCATCCTGGGCGGACGAATCATGTTTGTGCTAATAACGTCTGATCTATCTCTACTAAAATCATCATACATGGACATAGATTCATATGTATGAATATTTATTTCATTATTCAAGTCTGGTCTTGTTCTGCTAATTGAATTAAATATTGATCCACAAACTGCATCAGCTAAATCTTTTGAGCCCTTTCGTGGGTGGTCTACCTTGTCTCTCATGATTTTAAGCTGAAGCAATTCATCAATAAGTAACGGTATGTGTGGGCCACTAATTCTTTCTTCTAAAATAACCATAGCCATATCGTCATAATGTTTTTTTGCAACTGACAAAATTTCTGTATTAATTCCATATTGTTTTAATTGTTGCATCATATCGTGAGAGTTCCATCGGTCAAAGGTACAGACACCAATATTAAAACCTCTTGTCCTTAAAGAAAGAATATAGTCTTTTACTTCAGTAAAGTCTACAGACTTATCTGGTGTAGGAGTCCAATATCTTACTGCATCTACATGTACTATTGGAGCTGGTTGAGAGTAATCATTTGTAACTTTAACATTTACCCATCTATCAACATGTGCCATTGCAACTGCACAATGGTCGTGCTTTTGAGCCAAGTCAACGTGAATAAAATATTTTTTGTCTGGGTCTGGCTTAAACCATTCTTCTAGTCTTCCAAATTTATCTACTGCAATTCCAGTATTATTAAAAGCCTTTTCTACTTTTTCTCTTGACTTAAAAAATGCATCAATCATTTCTGGAGGCATGCAAGCAAATCTACCCAAAGCGTCCATAGCATTTTTATAAAATGCTGTTTTAAAATCTTCAATACTTCTTGTTGGATTTACTTCCCATGTGGGTCTCTTTAACGCATATACCTTTGGAATAAGGTATGATTTTATATGGTCTTCTTCCCATTCAATTTCAAACTCATTTCCTTCAGTTCCATCTGGAAGTTCCTCGTCAATTTTAAATTTATGTGTTCTAATTACTGTCTCTTTTTCTCCAATAACTGACTCATAAAACTTTTGAATCGGATCATTTTTAAATCTTGGAAATGATAGAAGAATTACTTTACCAAAATCTGGAAAACGAGAATCCACAGATGCACGGTACATATCGTATATAGCATCAGCAGTTTTAGCTTGATCGTGTCCTGTTGTATTTTCAATAGCAAATCCAGATATCTCGTCTAGAATAACAACAATAACATTGTAACCTTCCCAGGCTTCACGCTCTGAGTGTCCTGAATGAACTGTAATTGCTTTATCAAATTTCATTTCAGATGCTTTAGCTTCATATTTTCCTACAAACCAGGGAGATTTATCGATTCTAGTTTTAAATCCTTTAAAGAAAACATTGTTTGCTTGTTGTGAGTTTATAGCAATATTAATAATATCAATTGCATCTCCTGGTGGCTTCCCATAATAAGAAGCTGGATCTTTTAAGCATAATAGTAAATATACTATATATGAAACAGCAATAGTAGAACAGTAATCTTTTCCACTTCCCTTGCCTAACTGTGCAACTACTTCTGTTGCAGTTTGTTTTGCAATTCTTTTTCCTTCTTCTTCTCCAAATAGTTTTATAAGTGTTGGTTCTTTATATATCTGTGAACTTTTTTCAATCAAAGTATATTGAATATCTGATAACGGAGGAAGACCTAAATAGTTTGGGCTTGTAACAAATTCACGAAGGTCTACTGGTTTCTCTTCAAACTCTTCGCCATCAAGTAGATCAATTAGATCGTTAAAATTAAACGACATCGGACTCTTCTATTACTACGGATTCAACAATACCAGTTATTTGAGACAATCTTTTTGCTACATCTAGTTTGCATTTAGGGCATCCAGCGGTTACTTCTTTTAATATGCCAACTAAAATTTCTTGCTTTCTTTCTGTTTCTGCAATTTGAGATGCAATTTCATTGTTTTCTAAAACGCCAACGGCCTGAAGCATTGTAATTCTTTTAGTCTCTATGTCTGCAATTAATTTAAGTGCGCCTGCTTTAACGTTTAACTGACCTTGAGTATCTGCATCCTCTACAGTTTTCCAGGCTTCTTTAATAAGCATAGCATAATGCTGGTCTGCTCCAGAAATTGCTTCCTTAGCCCTACCACGCAAACTTACATCGTTATGGACTACTTGCTTCCATTCATCAATTAGTTCAACTACTTCAGCTCTTTTAAAACCAGTAGCAGTTGCTATTTGAGTTGGAGTATTTCCTTTTAGCAGCTCTTCAACTACTTTATTCATTCGGTCAAAATGTACCGCTGGCTCTAATTCTGTCATATATACATTATACTTCTAGTCGACTAAAAAATCAAACAGATTTAGCTATTTTATATAAAACTAAATATCCAATCAGATCGTCGACATCATTATCCCCAGCATACCCTTGATTGTGCATAACCCTATTTAATTTATCATCAATTCTAACTTTAAGTTGTTCTACAGAATCCGCTTGAGAAAATATACGTGCTGGACTTAATGCTGAGTCTCCATAAGATATATTCTTTTCAATTAGTAAGTGTGCAATTTCATGGCATGCCTCCCATATTTTACCACCAGAAGGGGCGCCAACTGATTTTAAATAAAGGTCGTTACAGTTAAAGTTTGTAACATCTTTAAATACTGGGTTTAACATATTATCTCCTAATCAGTTCAAATCGTAGATCATTATTTTCTCTACCTACAAATGTCACCTGAAATAACGGAACGTTATCCCAGTAGTACCTTCCAAACAATTCATACAATTCTTTTTCAGGATCAAAATAGTCAAATGTTTCATGGTGAAAAACTTTCTTATGCGTTGGATCACGATAAGATAATTCGTTGTCCCATGCTGGAAGCCTTAAAGTAAGTTTTCCGCCTACCTTAAGTATCCTATGACATTCAGACAGCCAATCTGCAATTTCTGTATTTAGATGCTCAAACACATCAATTGCATAGACTTCATCCCACTCCTCGTTTTTACAGGGCCAAGGAATAACTTCTAAGTCCCATGCCACATCTATCCATTCGGAATGCTTTATTCTATCATGATGTACGGCACCTTGTAAAGGGACTGAGCCAGACCCAAGCTCTAGTATATTCATCGCTTTTTAATTAATCCAAACTGCTCTATGTATCTTTGTATAGTCATAGCAGATACACCGCATTCTTTTCCTATTTCTGTTACGGTTTTCTTTTGAACAACATATCTTCTATACAACCACTCTTTGCTCTGATAAAGCTTTAACATATTTTAAATCCACCTGATTGAGTTAAAAATAAATAAAAATCGTAGTAGTCTGCGTATGAAGGAGATATAATTTTCTTTACTGTAAAGTTTTGATAACAATAATGATTAATGGTTCCATTTTCTATGTCATCAATCATTAATGTTGCTAACTTTTCGCAAGACTCTTTATCTAATATATCTCCGTCATTAGAATATGCGTATTCAACTTTAGACGCTATCTCTGGATAAAGATCACTAATACTATCCCAAAAATAGTACCATGCAGTAATATTTCTTCTAAAATGCCTTCCCTCTATTCCAGTTGGATTTAAACCAATTAAATCAAATGCCATTTACATTCCTCCAAACGAGTTATAGCCAGGTCTATTTTTTAAATATATTTTAACCTCAGCATAATCAGTATTTATTTGTCTAGGATTTCTACCAAGAATTCTAGTTACAACTCCTGGTTTGCCAAATGTATTGTCTGTCCACCTTTGCGAAGACATAAAATGTCTACCAGCTTGATTAAAGTTATAGGTGTACAGCCCAAATTTTTCTTTTTGCGCTGCAGGAGAATTATTTATTTCTTCTGTAGCATTTTTAATTCGATCTTCCCAGGTCAAACCAAAATCTAAAACACTACTATCATGTGAATCCATTAAATTAACTATTGGGTCTGCGTCGTTACCCAATACGCTAACTACCGCTTTTTGAAAAGACACTGGCCCAGTTAAATCAGTTTTTAAAGAATTTTGATTATCTGGCCAACCATCAACATTTTCTATAATATAGTTTGTTAGGTTAGTTAGAATAGGATTATTTGCTTGTCCTCCAAAGCCCCATTGAGTAAACATTGAATTTTTTTCTAGCTCTAGCGATGTGATAAAATTATAATTGTAATCAATTACATCAGAAAGAGGTCTTCTGCACACAGTGTCTATGTCCATATATATCCCGCCAAGTTTATTTACAACACTATATCTCCAAAGATCTCCCTTCTGTGCTTTATGCTTTAACAACTCGTAAGCTCTTGCGTATTGAGGATCATAGTTTTCTAGTAGCCATTTATGACATTCAGATTCATTCATGTAGATATAATTAAAATCTGGGTTGTTTTGCTGCCATGTTTCTGTACAATTTTTTACATAACTAGGTAAATCTTTGTAATCACAATAGTATGTTTGAAATAAGTTCTTTGGAATCATCTTTGTGTCAACACCTTATTTGCATAATGAGCAATGCCGAATGCATCTGCTACGTCAAAATCTGTAATTGATAAACCGTATTTATTATTAAAATAATCTACAGTCCTTTGCTTACGCATATTACGCAACTGAGTTTTATACCAAGATTCTGCGTAACCTGGGTTAGACAATCTTATTTCAGACTTTTCATCTTTCGTTGGATTTTTATTGCCAATGAACGCCTGCCACGAGGAAGGGCTAATTGTAATAACCTCAGCGCCAGTAGACATAAGCTCAGCAATAACAACTCCATAGACATAAGATAATTTTATCACAGCATCTGGTGATTTGACAAGTATTGCTCCCTCTATTGCAATATAATCTGATTTTAATTCTTCTAGCATAGCATGAGTATTTACTTTTGCATTATATATCTTTTCGTATATGTCTGCTCCAACTAAATTTATCTTGCCCCATTTTAAAGGCTTATCATTTTCCATAAGGCAAAAAGCTACAGAGTTTGTAGAAGCATCTATACCTAAAACTCTATTGGCTTTTGTTTTAACAAGGCTAGCTAATGTCATCTATCATCCTTAAAAGGCTGTTTCTAGATTCTAAATTTATAGACTTTTCACAACTAGAACAAAAACTTTCGTTGTGATATATACTTAACTTTGCCTTACACTTTTTGCACTTTCTTATAATTGTTCCATTTCGTATTGCTTTTTTTTCATAATACTTCTCCATTATTCTTTTATTAGTTGCAATTCTGCAACACTCTTCTGAACAATATTTTTGATTATGAGTTTTAGGAGTAAACTCTTTACCATTTAAGCATTCCTTATTGGCACAAATCATAGTGATGGCACTTCAAATCTTTCTATCTGAACTGTTCCAGTTAATCCAGCATAACACTCCTTTTTAACTGGGCAATAGGTGCAAGGCATCTTTGACTTAGATGCTCCTGCTGGCTTCATAGGAAGATCGCCATCTTTAAAATTATCCCAAACTTCGCACATCCATAAAAATGTATCTTCAATTATTTTAGTATTTCTTTCATTCATTGATACTGGTATTACAAGTATTTCTTGAGTGTTTTTATTTTCATACAAAAAGAATCCTTCTTTTGCATTTTTTAATTTCATGTATGTCAATAACTGCAACAAGTGATTGGCAGTGGGTTTCATCTCTGACTGTCTTGCGTCCCACACTTCCTGCTTAGCAGTTTTAATTTCACCAATCACTGTTTCATTGTCATATTCCATAATCAAGTCAATGAATCCACGAATTGGAGGATATTCATTTATAATTTCTTCTTCTTCGGCTCTAAACTCTGGCATTGTAGCAATTAGCTTTTGAAGTCTTTCATGCGCTTGTGTTCCCTGAGCCATATTTGCAACGGCAACAGCATCATTGTCATCTATAAACATTGCCCCACTAAAAGCCATATACCAGTATCTAGGGCATGTTCCATGCCCATACCCTAAAGAGCTTGGACTAAATGATTTCTTTGTCATTTCTCCGTCTGCTCTTTTAGTATTACGATATGACTCATCAAGCAACTGAGCAAATCTTTCTGGATCAAAATGTTTCCCAGTATGCTTTTTAAATTTAAGAT